ACTCAACTACTTTTAATGTTCCAGATCTACAAGGTAAGTTTCCACAAGGTAAAAGTGGTACAACTAATTTAGCAACAACTGGTGGTGCTAACACAGTATCTGTAGCTGTTACAAACAACCAAGCTGCAACTAATGCTACAAACCAAACAGTCACTATTACTGGAAGTATTGCTAACACCTCATTAACTGAAGCTCAATTATCTTCTCACGGTCATAACTTTCAATTAATGAACGTTGCTGGTGGTACAGGTGCATTAAGAGGAGAAGCTGGAAACCCTTTTCAAACGGGTAATACTGCTAATGCTGGATCAGGAACTGGTCACAATCATACGCACACTTTATCTGGAACACTAACAGGTAACATTACAACAAGTTTAACTGGATCGGTTACAGCATCTGGTACAAATGCTTTTTCACCGTTTGTAATCGTTCAATATATTATTAAACATTAGGAGAAATAAATGGCTACACAAATAGTAATTTCAAACGGAGATTATATTTCAATTGATGATTCTTATCGTATCCCATGGTCAGATAAAGGTAAAAATTGGGTAGACTCGTGGTGTCCTAATACTATTCATTATGTTATTTGGAATAATTTACCTGGACAAAATGAAATACAAACAAAAGATCCTGCAACTGGTATGATGGCGGGAAATACTGACTTAAATGCTACAAGCGATGCAGTCGGATCTACAACTATCGCTAATTTACTAACTTGGGGAGAAACTAGAAAAACTCAAATAACTACAGCACAAACTGATTTCAATAATGCTTATACAGCAGCTGAAACTAGTTGGGTAAATGATGGAAACTCAAAAGATGATTTCAAGTCTGATAATTCTGACACAAATAGTTATTGGGACTGGTCAAAAAGTTGGACTGATTACGACCCTAATTACTCGTAAAATATACCTCTAATCTGTAAAACTTTTCTTTTTTTGGGACCTGTTACAGCACAGACTTTGTGATAAACATTATTCTTTATAGTTACCATAGAGTTTGTTACTGGGCTTGCACACAGAGGCAAACCTCTTCCCGTATCTATAAGGGTTTCACCACCCCAATTTTTATTCCATTCTTTGTGAATATATAGAGAATGATTTAGTGTCCATTTACCATCATCATGCCAATTTATACCTGCATATTTATCGTACTCATAGTAAGACAATATTAATTTTGATTTTTTTTTAAAAGGCAGCCAATCGCAATTTATAATTATGTCTAATACTTGTTTAAAAATCTCATTAACATATTCATATTTTTCATTTTCATAAATAGCTAAATTATGAATTACTTTAACTTTTTCCATAGTTTTATTTTTGTAGTTGTCTTTAAATAATGTTTCTTGCCAATCTTTGTGGCTAATATTTTTTAAAGTATTTTCTACGCTATCATAATTATATGAAGAAATTTTTTCAAAAAGACTATCTGGTAAAACTTCATTAATTATTAAAGCTAAGTCGTCTATGTTTGCATGTAAGATCACTTGTAACTTTTCTTTTTCCAAAACAATTTTTTATATTTGTCAAAAAATAATGAATTAACTAAATTAACTGTTTTACCATGTAATTTTTCATAATAAAAACCTGACCAACTTTTCCAAGACTCTCTTTTAAAAGGTATGACCTGAACTATTGGATCACCTTTTTTTAATAAAAATTGTTCATTCCTTTTTCTTAATATGAAAGGAAAATTAATTACATTAATATAACTATCTGTATCTACAACACCAGGTATTATATCAAATCTATCCTCTACTCTATTCATAGGTTTTATAAAAAGACAACTGTACCCAGGTGGAGTTTTAATAAGCCACTTATTTACAAACTTGCCTGCGTTTTTACCAGAAAATTTGTGCCACTCTTCTGGTAATTGTGCTTGATTGTGAAATCCAAAATCATTTTGTTCTCTGTTTGCTGGCGTTACAGAAAAATCATCCGCAACTGGATCTACTACATAGTCTTGATCAAAAGGTATTATGTAACCCATGGTTAAAGAATCTAAAAAAGGTATGCATGTCTTTAATGTTGCTTCATGATAATTACCACCTATATGTCTTTCAAGTTTTTTATATTCTTCGGGTATATATCTTGAAGCAGGCTTGGGATGAGGCCAAACATCAGCCATATCTTTATCAACTGCTATAAAACTAATTTTATTTTCTAACATGTTTTTTATTCTTTATTAGTTTTTGTAAGAGAGTTTGACCGTAAGGTAAAAGTGCTTTTACATGAGATACTAAAGAGGTAGTATAAGTGTTGCTTGTAGACATACTTATTAATTGATCAGATGCGTCTATTTTTTTTAATTTATATGTGTCGTTTATTTTATCACTATAAAAAGCAATAATAGCTAATGGGTCACCTCTTTTAATTTTTATTTCTTCATGTTGATTTTTGATTTCAAAAGCGCAGTTGAGTGGACGTACCCACTGTGAAATATCAAATTTTCCTGTAACTAATTTTAAATTTAAGGGAGTGTCAGGATGTTGTTGCATTTCTACAAATACTTTATCTTTGCAGATAAATGATATATCTGTATCTATTTGAAAAACAGGATTATTGTCGTTTATTTTTTCATCTCCCCTAATACGTAATAAATTTAAATTAAAAGCATTGTGTGCTTTTTTATTAGTAAAATCTATTTTAAATTCTTGACCAACATTTAAAATTTTAAAAGATAAATCTAAATTTGATCTGTATGTAAATTTGTTAATTACAGACCATTTGTGAGCAAAACAGCCATTGTATCCTTTGTTATTTTTTACTTTTTTTAAAGGAATAAGATCTTGCAATAAAACTTCGGGGTACAAATTTGAATTTGTAAAATAAAAAACTTCTTTCATTATTCTTTTACCAAATTAAAGGACATAGATCTTCTAATCTCTCCTTTAATTTTTGTTTTGAAAGGATAAACGGTGTGTGGTTGATTAGCTTGAAACAAGTAAAAATCACCTACTTCTGGAGTCTGCCAAATAACTTTTCTATCAAAACCTAGAAAAGCAAGTTGTCCATCATGAAACTTGTGTTTATGTTTTACATCATTAATAAATTCTGGAACTTTTAAAAAAAGAACACATGACCAACCATAATTTAAAGGTCCGTTGTGAACATGAACTGGATTATATTCACCTTCTACCATGTCATTTATCCAACAGCTTTTAATATAAGTTTTTATTGGTGGCTCATCTAAAATACCAAAATTGTTTAATGTCATCATATAATCATTTATAAAAAAATTTATTTTATTAAATATTTCTAATTTTGGTAAAAACTCTATTATACTTAATTCAGTTTCTAACCTACCTGCTAAATGTTTACTTTGACTTAATAAACTTTTTTTATTTTTCTCATATTCTTTATTTAGCTCATCAATCATATCAATGGGCACTTCGTACTTTTTAATTATTGTACCATCTACTATTGTTTTCATTCTATTTTCTGTCACATGTTATAACACAAACTTGATGTCAAGAAAACAATTATAAAAAATACTGTTGCAGAACAAAAAAATATGTTTACATTAGGTTCTCACCAAAATTAACAATCACAGGAGATATTATGAGCGAACAAGACTATTTAAAAGCTATTGCTGTCCTTGCTGACAAGGTGAGCAGATACCACGAACGACTACTTGCTATGGAAAGAGACTTCGAAAGACACATGAAAGATGCGTCAAATCATTGTCCTGATGATTGTGATTGTAAAAAATCCTAAGACTTTGGAGTTTGTCCTAACATATCTCTTAAAGATGGAGCAAATACTTTAACATCTCGTCTAATTTTTTCAACAGTGGTAGAGGTGTTTGGGTCGTCAATGTCTGCTTGCATAGCTTCCTCTGACTCGTATTCTTGACCTGTTTCTGTATTAGTGAGCGTCGTTTCTGTTTTGACATTATATCTTGGTATGACTCTACCATCTTCAAGAGTCATAGTACCTATTTGTTCTGCATTTTTAACTATCGGCATTTTCTCTCCAGTTTATATTAAAACTTAAAATAACTCTATCTTTATTAGAGGTATTTATTTTTACCTCATGTTGTAACCATGATGGAAAAAAAATCAATGAATTTTCTTTTGGTTCATAATCTACGCTGTGTGCTATGTGTATAGAGGCATCTTTTTTCTTTGGTGGTGATAATACTTCAGCTTGCGGTCTAGGGTCTAGAAACACTAAATTTCCGCTCTTTTGTGGCACTTTTAGGTAATATACTCCTGACAAGTAATTATAAGGATGTGTGTGAACATTGTTTCTTGATCCAGGTGGGTTAATTATGCCCCATAAACCTGTCATCTCAGGAACATATTTATCTTGCACATCCAAATGACCAAAGCATTCTTTGGCTTTATATAATATATCCCCAACGGTGCTTTTAAATTCTTCGTCTTTGTATAATTCATCATGACTGTGCCATCCACCAACATTTGATCTGGGCATGCCTTTTTCATCCTGGGCTTTTATTTCGTAAAGCCTATCTATTAAATGACCGTGGCCCGTGACCTGTGTTATCATCACAGGTGTTATAAACAATGATTGTAAATCCATAATATTCCTTTCTAAAGTTGACCTTTTGTAACCTCCATAAAACTTACAATTACGTGCACTTGATTAGCAGCATTTGCTTGTGCTTTTAATACATCAGATTCTTGTAGCACAAGAGGTTGAGATAGTAATTCTGTGGTGGTGTTTGTAGCAATACTTTTAGCTTTAAATAATTCAAAAGTAGCAGACGATCTAACTACTTCTAAATCTACTAACGTTGTGCTTCCTGAATCATTACAAATTAAAATAGATTTGACTACATCGGTTGTAGGAGGCACTGGTGGTGTAGCACCTGGATTAGCTGTAGGCACTGTCAGTATGGTTGTAAGATCTGTTGAAGTGATGTCAACCATTGAGCTTTTAAATGTATTAGCCAAGGAAAAATGTCTCCGATTCTGTTTCTTCTTTTAAGTCTTGCTGAAAGTTTGTGTTTAGTAAAAAAACTATTTGTTCTAATAATCTTATCATTTGGTCAAACTGACTAGCATCATATTCTTCTGTAGCGTTTGGTAATCTTGTTATATTAATTTTAGCCATTATCTTCTACCGTCTGGTCTAATTTCTATTTTTTGTGAACCAAGTCTCCAAGGTGTATCATCTACTGTGTTAGTTGTGTATCGTATTTTTACTGCCCTGCCTCTGCCTCTTACACTTATTTTTTCAGTCGTGCTAGTTATAGATCCACTTGTTTGGACATTAGATGCGGATTGTGGATATTGTTCTAAAGTTAGTTGTGCTGTCATTGTATTAGTTAAATTGTCAAAATCAGGCACTAATTTATTCACAGACATTAGCTGATCACCGTCGGCTATTTCAACAGAACCTGTTTCTAAAAAAGCTGTAATAGCTGTTCCGTCTGCTT